TCAGATGCTTGACCGCCAATGAAAATTTGGTCAACAGCAACCAGATATCCGTTCGTCCATAATTGGGGTAAATTATCGAACTCTTCGTAGTTTCTTGCAGCCAAACCGCTTCCGGTTGCTGTTCGACTTGCGAGGATGCTTCCAGAGGATATAACAGACCTATCTGATGGCTGCGGTAAAGTGTTACCAGCAGACTGAGTTGTTAGGACAAATTGTGCGGCTGCTTCTTCTTGTCCGGTAATCTCAACAGAAGTTCCCGTAGCATCTGTAACAGACACCGCAATATTATGAATTCTTAGTACAGATTTACCTAGGGCATCAACATAACTTCCCAGAGAAATTCCTTCCTCAAAATAGGTGTTGAAACCTGTTGCCGTACTTCCGCCTGCGTTTAATTTTGCTCTAATGAAAAATGAATCACTTTTAGCCATAAAAAAGATGAGACAATAGAGGGTATATAGACAAAGTGTGTGGGTCGATACGCTAATATTCTCTATCCTTGTCCCTGTGGCTATAGCAGCCTAGGCTATACTGCGGATACAGATTCTTATCTAATCCGCGAAGCGGCTAATCGAGTTTGAATTTTGAAATGGTTTAAGCCGGAAGTGTGGGTCGTAGCAGCAGATGTCACACACACCCGACCCAAAAAAATATGATTCCCTAGGAAGAAAAAGACTCGCCCCAGAGGCCTATTCACAGCATGGTGGATGGAGACATGAACAACACATTGTTTGGACTTGTAAGGTATGCTCTAGGGCTTGGAATGTGACATCAAAATCAGAGAGATATGATTCAAAATGCAGACAATGTGGAACTAGAAATTCAATACTTCTAAGGAGACCTAATTCATATTATATTGGAAGGAAGAGAGTTACTAAATTTAGATTCTTTCCAACAGCAGAAGATGCTCAATTCAATGCTCGATTGAGAAATGAACAATGGATGAGAAGAAGAACCAAGAGAGGTTATGGGACTGATACATTTGTCAAGGCCTCAGATTTACACAAAAAGAAAGAAGATAGGCAATAATTTCCGGAATCCGGAGTCTGAGACTTCAGTTGAAATAACGAATGTCTAAAATTAGCCTAGAATCAAAATTTGGATCTCCAGGATAAAAAATTAGCTATTTCCAGAATCCGGAGTTTCTCATTGTGACAAATCTTGACCTTTTGATTTGATATTGAATACAATTGATTCATTAGCACTTATGTCATATTCTTCAAGATAGACGATATAATTAACCGTATAAGTTCCGTTTTCTGTTCCGATACCAGACCCTTTTGCTTTGGTCGCAAGAACGAGGTTATTTTGGATAATATGTTCAGGTTGGATGAAGTAACTTTGATTCTGAATTCCAACACCAGCATCTGAGAAAACTCCTGTTCGATATGCAGGGGCTGTACAATTATACAAAGTGTTGCTAAATCCGATTGCTCGATTTATCTCTGCATTGTTCCAGATTGCCGGAACATTCTGGACAGCATCAGTATTCAATTGAGAATACAAAGTCCACATTGATTCATCTACGAATCCCATTTGACTTGCTTCTGTTTCATGAACCCAGACTCGATACGAAACTACCTTCCATGCTTTATTGATATCTAGTACATTTGAATACTCTAAAATTGTCTGAGGGTTTGAACCAAATTGTCTCCCAAATTGATTCTGGGGAAGTTGTCCAGATAATGTCAAAGTCTTGCCTGTTCTTTTCATTTTCGAGCCTTCCTAGTTGCGATATGTGCTTTCCTCATCAGAGTGCTAATATTGGTTCTCTTGTGCTTCTGTTTGAGTTTCTTTAATTGCCTTCCAAATTCTTTCTGATATCCAGAAACTTTGCGTTTCTTTTTGTTCAAGTTCTTTCTTGCAGATTGACCCGCAAGTTTACCGAGATTAGCAGCGGATTCATTGTGCTGAGAGAGATTTGTTAATGGTGAATTTAGCGGGTTCTGCTGATACAAATTTACGCCTGCTCGACCTAGTCCACCGCCAATCATTCCACCGAGAATCATCTCAAGTTGTCGTTGGCGATGAGTGATATCTGCAATCATCTGTTTTTCACGCTCTGAAAGTGCCATAGAAGCCACCATTACTGTTGGCTTAGCGAAAGTGCCATCGCTGCTGCTTGAGACATTGTTTCGACTGTGCATTCCATTACTACATGGAAATATACATCTCCTTCCCAAAACTCAGATGCTTGACCGCCAATGAAAATTTGGTCAACAGCAACCAGATATCCGTTCGTCCATAATTGGGGTAAATTATCGAACTCTTCGTAGTTTCTTGCAGCCAAACCGCTTCCGGTTGCTGTT